ACAGGATGTCCTTTGGCTTTGTAGTCGCGGAGGATAAACGCGAATACATCGAGGACGTAAACGCTGGTACAGTGACTTACACCCGCACGATCACAAAGATCAGCAAGCTGTATGATGTGTCTGCCGTAAGCATTCCTGCCAACGATATGACCAGCATCAGCGCCCGGAAATTCAGCGATGGAGTGATCTCTGAATTTGAATCGGAGCGGATTTGCCGGGAAAAGAAGAAAAAAATCAAACTTATGATGGAGGTAGCAAAATGAAAATCGAAAACATGACCATGGCTGACATTGAGGCCCGTATGGCCCAGATCGCCACCGAGATGGATGCGGAGGGTGCCGACCTTGACGCGCTGACCGAAGAGGTCCGCAAGCTGAACGCCAGAAAGGACGAGCTGCGCAAGGCTGAAAAGCGCAGTGAACTGCGCAAGGCTGTTGCCGGCGGCGCCGGTGTCGTTCTTGACATGCCCGGCAACCAGGGTGAGGAGCGCACCTATGATGCCAGCTCTCCCGAGTATCGCTCCGCCTTCTTCAAGGACCTGATGGGCGCTGAGATGACCCAGGAGGAGCGGGCGGCTTTCGTCCACACCACTGCGAACACCGCGGCTGTGCTGCCCACCACCACCCTGAATAACATCTGGGATCTGGTGTCCACCCAGCACAGCATCATGGGCGACATTACCATCTACCGCACTGGCACTGTCATCGAGGTGATCAAGCACACTGCGATCACTGCAGGTGCAGCCAAGAGCGTGTCTGAGAATGCCGCCAATGACGATGAGAACAACACCTTTGTTAAGGTCGTTCTGTCCGGCAAGGATTTCTCCAAGCACGTGGACATCACCTATGCCATGGAGCGTATGAGCGTCGAGGCGCTGGAGGAGTACCTGACCAACGAGATTGCCGACCAGCTGGGCGCGGCCATGGCGGATGATGTGGTGGCGCAGATCAACACTGATATGGCATCCGGCAATAAGATTTCCAGTGCAAAGGCTGACACCCTGACCTTTGCTGAAGTGGCGAAGGCGTTTGGCTTGCTGGAGCGGGCCGACAATGTTGTGGTATACGGCAAGCGGTCCACCATTTACAGCTATCTGGTTGGCATGGTCGATGCCAATGGTCGCCCTGTGTTTCAGCCTTCCGCTCAGGCCGGTGCCGCTGGCGTCATTCTGGGCGCTGCCATCAAGATCGAGGATTCCGTTGCGGCCAATGAGCTGCTGATCGGCGATGCTAAGAAGGTGGCCTATAACATGGTTCAGGATATCATGATCGAGTCCGACAGAGATATCAAGAAGCACGTCACCACCCATTCCGGCTATGCCCGTGGCTCTGGCGCTCTGATTGCGCCTAAGGCCTTTGCCAAGATCACCGTAACCCAGGGGTAAGCGGCTATAGCCTCCAGAGAGAGTCGGTAGCCTATACAGCCGAGGACTTGAACAGCATGACGATTGCTGAAATCAAGTCCTTGGCTGCCGACTTAGGCTATAGCATCACAAAGACGCTGAAGGCTGACATCATTGCTCAGTTCCTTGAGCAGCAGGAGGCTTGAGATGGCTCTTATTCCTGAGGATATCCTTAAAGCGGCACTTTTTCTCACAACAGACGCGTATAACGAAGAGTTAAGGCGGCTGCAGAAGGCGGGCATAGAAGACTTGCGGCGTGCCGGAATAGAAGTTGGCGATAGGCATGAGCTCCTTGGAATCCCGCCAGAAGAAGGCAACCTTGTTGCGCAAGCGGTGATTACCTATTGCCGCATGAATTTTGGCTCGCCCAAGAACTACGACCAGCTCAAAGCCAGCTACGATGAGCAGAAGGCCCAGATGCAGATGATGACGGGGTACGGGTTCCCGGAAGAAAAGGAGAATGAGGATGCTGTATGATGTGGCAAATCTCATTGCTCGGACTTCTGAGGAAAACGACATCGGAGATCTAATCTACACCGAGAGCCCGCGGCAGGTATATGTTGAAGTTTCATCCATTGGGTTGAAGCGAAAGATGGAGGCGATGGCCGCCGGCCTGAAGCTGGAGTGGAAGTTCACCCTGTCCAATGTGGCCGAGTATGGAGATGAGGAAATCATCGAGTACAAAGGCAAGCGGTATAACATCGTGAACGTCTACATCACAGATATGCTGTCCGTTGAGCTGATCGCCGCGAGGTGCTGACATGGGGCTTCCGAAGTCTGTTGTAAAAATCAAAAAGGACGGCGTAGAGTTCACGAGTAATGTGGATCGGGTTAATTACACGATTGTGGAGTTGACCAGAGCTGCGCTTAGGGATGTGGGCCGCTTGGTCTGCAATCGAGCGCGACAGCGGATCAAGAAGAACACGGGGCGCCTCGCAAAGAACACCCAGTATTGGGTGCGCAAGAAAGAGTGTGACCTGCAGGTGGGCTTTAAGCCGGGCGGATGGTACGGTATCTTCCAAGAGCTGGGCACCGAAAAGCAGCCGAAAATCGGAGCGCTTTTCAATGCGGTGTCAGAGAACATCGACACCATCCGGGATATCGAGGGCAAGTATTTGTCTGCGATAGAGGACGAGCAACAGGCACTTAGCTTAATAAACGAGGGGGAATATGAAGGCGATGAGTAGAAGTAAGACTGTGGCCCTGAGAAGGGGAGTAAAAGGAGTCATCAGCCGGATTATTCCCTCCGTTTATTTTGGGCAGGCCGATGGAAACCACCCGAAGCAATATGTCGTTTACGACCTCGAAGAGCTCTCTTTTGAGGATGGCTGCCACAGGATGCAGTTGGAGGTCAACTGCATGGACTATGGCACCGATACCGCTGCGTGCGAGACGCTTGCGGACCAGATTCAAGCGAAGTTCGACCATTACAAGGAACTGAACGATGAAATCCTGTTCAAGTGTTACTTTGACAGACGGCAGCCTGTCTATGAGGAGGACCGCAAAATCATCCGTCGCAGGCTGCTTTTTGAAATTCATCTCTATGAAAGGAGTTAAATCATGCCTAAGTTTTCTGGCTTTACTGCCAATACTCCCAAGCACCTGCAGATGGATGCGGGTGCCTTTCTGAAAAACTATGATGTAGCAAAGGATACGTGGGACACTGCGAAAGCGACCAAGCTTTTGGGGGCCACCGCTGGCGGCGGCAGCTTCTCCGCTGTGCCTACACTCCGCCGGATCGAGGTGGATGGCGTCAAGGGAGCGGCCAAGGGCATGGAGACGCTGGACGAGTGGGTTGTTACCCTGACCGCCAACGTCAAAGAGGTCACTGCCGAGACAATCAAAATGGCTCTGGCTGCAGCGCAGTCGGGGGCGGCAGAAAGTCCTGCTAACTACACCAAGATCACCGCAAAGAACGAGGTCGCGCTGGAAGACTACATGGACAACCTGACTTGGGTTGGGCGTCTGTCCGGCTCCAACGACCCTGTGATCATCGTGGTGAAGAATGCGCTGTGTACCAACGGCCTGACCGTTTCTTTTGCGGATAAGTCTGAGGGTCTGATCCCCATTACCGTCACTGGCCACTACGCACTCGATGATCTGGAGACGCCGCCCTTCGAGATTTACTATCCGAAGGTTAGCTGAGGAGGCTGCTCATGAGAAAGTTGAATACCTCTGATGTGTTTGCGCTGGCCCGGGTTGTTCGGGTCAGCGGCCTTCGGGCTGAGCTGCAGGAGCTGATTAAGAACGCGGCGAACAGGAATGCCCGTGTTGAAGATGTGGGCATTGGTGGCTTTTTGACCATTATGGAAGCGCTCGCAGAGAAAAAGTCTGAGTCGGCCATCTACGAGGTTTTGGCCGGTCCTTTGGAACTGGAGCCGGAGCAGGTGGCGTCTATGCCGCTGGATGAAATGGCGCAGAAACTGAAGCAGTTGGAAGAGGAGAACGATTTGAAAAGTTTTTTTCGATGGCTCTCCGGCATTCTTGGGAAGAACTGACCGACCTTCTGTATCGCCGGTATCATGTGCCAGCAGACATTTTAGCTATGGACGCGGATGCGGGAGTTAGTTTGCTGACGCACGCGATAGAACAAGAGGAAGAGCATCTGATATTCCTTCGGTGGGTGCAGATGGCTCAATATACACAGTCTTTTGAGGCTTTTAAGGCAGGCCTGCATAGACCGCCGGACAAGCCGACAGAGACGATTTTGGAAGATGTGGGGAGTATACTCCACGCCTTTGAGCAAGAGAGGTGATCGGCCTTGGAAATTTTCAAATTATTTGGATCGATACTCATTAACAGTGATGAAGCGGAGGCATCCATCCAGAAAACAGAGAGCAAGGCCGGGAAGATGGCCGAAGCGCTTGGCAACGGAATCAAAACCGCAGCGAAGTGGGGTACGGCTATCGTAGCCGGAGCGGGTGCGGCGGGCGCAGCGCTCATGGGAGTGGCGAACAAAGCGGCTGAATCAGCTGATGAAGTTGATAAAATGTCGCAGAAAATCGGCCTGAGCAAAGAGGGATTCCAAGAATGGCGATATGCCATGGGACAGTCCGGAGTGGACATTGGAGTAATGCAAAACGGCATGAAAACGCTTACCAACCTGATGGATAGCGCAAAAAACGGGACCGTCAGCGCCAAAAATGCATTTTCCGATATGGGACTGTCCATTTATGACAGCAAGGGGGCCTTGAAAGACCAGGAAACGATGATGCGTGAGACCATCATGGCCCTTGCCGAAATGGAAGACAGCACGGAACGCGCAAAGCTATCGACGCAGCTGTTTGGTCGGGCAGGAACAGAGCTGGAACCGCTACTTAACAGTGGTGCAGATGGCATCCAAAACCTGATGGACCGTGCCCATGACTTGGGCTTGGTGATGAGTGATGATGCCGTAAACGCCGGAGTGGTTTTTGGTGACACCCTGGCAGACGTGAAGGATAGCTTGGGCATGGTGGCGACAAATGTTGGCGTCCAGGTGATGCCGGTAATTCAGGGCCTTTTGGACTGGGTAATTGCCCACATGCCGGAGATCCAAGCCACGGTGAGCAAGGTGATGGATGGCATCAAGGCTGGCATAGAGGCATTACAAGCGTTCTGGGCGGAACACGGTGATGCCATCTCCGCCAAGGTCGAACAGGTCATGGACATCATTGGCAAGGTAGTCAAAGTTGCAATGGATGTCCTAAAGAAGGTCATTGACACGGCTATGGCCATCATGAAGGGCGATTGGTCGGCGGCATGGGATGGCATTGTGGGCATCGTAAAGAGTATCGGGACCGCGCTGTTTGATGCGGGAAAGGCAATATTCTCCAGACTGTGGGATGGAATCAAGAGCGTGTGGGACAGCATTGCCGGCTGGGTTTCGGAAAAGGTGTCCTGGTTGCTGGACAAGCTGACATTTTGGGATAATGGCACTTCGCGCATGAACAGCGAAGGCTTTTCCCACGCCTCTGGCCTTGCCTATGTGCCGTATGACAACTATCCGGCTATTCTCCATCGTGGAGAGATGGTACTTAACGCCAACACGACCAACAACCTGTTGGAGGGGATGCGCTCCATCATGTCTGACAGCGTGAATGCTTTTGGTCTGATGAATGGCGGTGCCACACGGCTGGAAATTCCAATCAGCATCAATGGGCGGGAGTTCTATCGCGCGACTATTGATGACCTGCGCATGATCCAGAGATCTAACCCCGAGGTGGTGAGCAGATGACACAGCTGATCATTGATGGAAACTATATGCCAGAGGTCAGCAAAAACAACTACCAGTGTTTTCCGGCCCAGCTGGGGACGCAGGTGGAGATGGTTTCGGGTCGCCTTGTCACGGAATTGCGTGGCAATGTGCAGATGATCACCACGGCATATTCGTACATCACGCCGGAGTTGTGCCGGGCGGTCATGGCAGTGCTTAGATCCGGGAAGTCCTTTCCGGTCACGTATCTGCCGGATGACAGCGACACTATGAAAACCGGCCGGTTCGTAACGCAGAGCCTGACGAGCCCGTCGTTTGCGTTCTCTGCAGGGGGGACGGCATATTGGACCGGTCTGGCATTTACGCTGCGGGAGGTGTCGCCCCATGATTGAGCGATCTTCTGCCTATAAAGCGGCCATTACCGGAGACAGCAGAAGGATGCTGCTGCGGGCCATCATTGAAATCATAGATCCAGATATCGTCCATGGCGTCGGCACATCCAGCGGCGCCATGGACTTCTCAAAACCGGAGCAGCTGGTAGACAAGGAAATGCAGCTGTCCAGTGACTACGTAACCCTTGAGAGCAATCGGTGGATCCTTGGGCGAGGTTTCAACCTGGTACCAGCGAGCAAAAAAATCCCCGGACAGATCGGTATGGTCTGTAAGGGGGTTTCTGGTGCGGACCGTATATTTGCAACTCCACAGTGGATCGAACAGCCGTTTACAGGGGTTTCCATCCTGCAGGCGTGCTCTGTGTTCTTCCCGGATGCGGATTTGGACGGTGTTCCGGAAGACTTCACGGTTGAAATTCGGCAGGGTGGTACCGCGTATCATACACAAACATTCACAGGCAACAGAGCTTCGCAGGTGAGCGTGGACGGGTTCACTGTCTACGAGCCGGATGCCATTCGGGTGACGGCGACAAAGTGGTCATTGCCGGGGCGCCGGATGCGTGCGGCAGAGATCAGACCCGGCGTTTATGAGACTTGGGATGGCGATATCATAGCTTCCTTTGATGTTGCGCAGCAGGGTGACATCTCCTGCTTATCGCTTCCATATGGCACCTGCACCCTGCGCATGGACAATCTGGATCGCCGGTTTGAACCACGCAACAAAAACGGTATCTTCCTGTCCTTGGAGGAGCGGCAGGGCATTCCTGTGGAAATCGCCGTGCTTTTGGAGGATGGGAAGGTTGAGTATAAGCAGGTCGGTGTTTTTTATCAGTACGCCGGCGGATGGCGTACAGGAGACAATGGACTGACGATGCAGTGGGATCTGGTAGATATCGTTGGACTGGTGGCGGAGAGAACCTTTATTCCGCCGGAAAGCATTCCGACCAATCTGGCGGGCTGGATTGCTGCGGTAGTAGCACAGCTGGGAAGCAATTTTGCCGACCTGTGGCACGTGGATCCTAATTATTCGGATTTGCCATTGACCTGCGACAAAGCCGATGTTACTGGCGTTTCGTGTGGCGACGTGCTGAGGTGGGCGTGCATGGCCACGGGCACGTGGCCCAGAGCGGATGCACGGACAGGCTATCTGACTGCGGAACCTCTCTGGAACGAGGGCAACGAGCTGACGCTGGACAATCTGGAGAGCTACCCAGTCATGAAGGCAAATGATGATCTTGCGGCCATCATTTTCACGCTGAACGATGGGAACAAGACGCAGTATGTGGTCTCTGGTAACTCTACTTCTTCCAGTAAGACCGTGAGCGTGGCCAATCCCTTCATTAAGGACGCGACTGCGGCATTGACGGCGGCCCGTCTGATCCTGGCGGCCTACGGAGGAAACAGGCTGGAGACGGTGGGCCGCGGGGACCCGGCTGGAGAAATCGGGGACGTGGATACCGTTTGGCTCAATGAAAGCGCAGCAACCACCGGACGGCGAATCATGCAGTCGTTTGGATTCCAAAGTGGCGTATTGCGTGGGTGCAGAAGCACCCTGTTGCAGGCGGACGGTTCTTTCCTATATCAGTCCAGAGCGGCAATTACGCAGTCAGGCACATGGAAAGCTCCAGCCGGAGTAAATACGCTGCGCATCATCCTTGTTGGCAAAGGCGGGGATGGTACAGGCGGCACGGATGGCAGCTGGGAGGCACCGGGCATCGATGGCGTCAATGGAGCCGGTGGCCGCGTGTGGGCAGCTACAGTTACCATCAACCCGGAGCAGGAATTTGCCGTACAGATCGGAGACAATACCGTATTTGGGCCATATTCCAGCGCAAATGGAAAGGTCTATGAGCACGGATATACCGATGTTGCATCCGGCTCGTCCTATGGGCGCACCGGCGTGGCGGTACCGCTGGCGGGGTCTGGCGATGGTGGAAAGTACGGAGCGGGTGGCGTTAAGGGAAATCGACACCGTGAAGAACGCACCGTATATGTGGACGGAAATCCCGTAAAGGTAAATCGTTGGGTGACAGACAATGAACCGGGCAAAGGTAAACCGGGTGTTTCCGGTGCGACTGGGTGCGTTGTGGTCTATTGGGACAAGGAGGGCGGCACATGAGCATCGTTGACACGCTGATCTATGACCGAACCGAGGCGGAGCGGGATGCCCTGGAGGCGCTGTATGCAAAGGCAAAGGCAGGGGATGCCACAGATGAAGAAATGGCCATCTTGACAGACCCTACGCATAAAGGGGCTTACAACTACACCGACCTCAACCGAGTGGGTAAGGCTATCGTCTACATTGCCAACCGCCTGAAGGCTGCCGGCAACGATATCGAGGTATCACCAAAGACCAACTGGACAAGGGAGGATATCCCAGCCCCTGCGCAGATGGTCCACTATCTGGAGCAGATCCAGAAGGTGCGGGACGTGCTGACGGTCTATCAGACCACTCCGGCCGTCCCGGCTGACATGGAGGGTTTGACCCACACCGAGGCCAACGACATCGAGAAGATCTTGGTCGATGTGGACCAGCTGATCACAAACATGATCGCCGCCTACTACTACAGCGGCGAATTGTACGGAGGTGAAGTGTAATGAAAGACAGAGTTTCCAAGTATCCGGGAAGGGCGCTGATTACCCCCGAGGATGGTTCAGCTCCGTTTTATGCAACGATAACAAGGGCCGATGAGCCGACCCAGGCCGGAAATCCGATGGGTAAGATTACCTTTCTGACTGACGACACGGCAAAATTTGCGGAGCTTGATCCTGAAGAGGCAACACCAAACGATATGTTCCGCAGCCTCACACCACAAATAGGGGATATAAAAACAACCACGAGCATTGGGCTGAGCGACAATTGGTTGTTGTGCAATGGCGCTCCGGTATTCAGCTCGACCTATCCGGATTTGTACAAAATGCTTGCTACTCCGGCAAATGTTCTGGTGCAAGTGAGCACGACAGACACATCACCATTTTTGAGAGTCGTTACCGATGGATCATCTTATCTTGCGATAACCTCCAGTGCGGTATATGTCTCAAGTGGCTTGGCACAGGGGTTCACGAAGAAGACCTCAAGTGTATTCAGCGGCATCACATTTGAAAATGCGTGCTATGCAAATGGCACTTGGGTTGTTATGGGCAAGAGTTCCACTACTTATTATGCATTTACTTTGAGCTCTCTTACGGCCAGTCCGACTAAGTATACGGCGTTTTCTGTCAGTGACACTACATATTCTGTGTACGATCTTAAGTATGCGGCTGGATACTACGTCGCTGTTGTGGCGACTACCGGAGAAAACGGCCTTCATATCTATGCCACCAATAACTTGAGTGGAACATGGACATCTAAAACACTGACATCCAGCTATCGTTTTGGACCCTTCAAGCCGTGTCTGGAGTATGACAGCACTGCAAAACTGTGGATTGTGAGTAGTGGTTATTACCGCTACATGTCAAGCAATGGCGTATGGCACGGGCAATATACTGCCACGGCCACAACGCCAACATCTACATGGACGCAGCGGGAATTGAATGAAAAAAACACTAAGAGTAACGATGTGAATCCGCGCGTGTGCATGGCATATACCGGTGCATATATTGTGCGTGTTCGTCAGCCGTATGTCACAATAGCAGAAGCCCCGACGTCCACAAAGTATATCGAAAGATTCAACGCATCTACCCTTAAATGGGAGTTGCTACACACCGTCACCTTGTCTGGAACGCCGGAAGTTGCGATTCATAATGCCAACGACTCCAAGTTGTACATATGCGATTCCACCACTTTGCACAAAGTGGCTTTGGGGAACGGAGCACAGGAAAGTTTGGCGTTTGAGGGTGCAGTAACGATGAACGATCTTGTGCTTGCAGGGGCAAATTGGTTGGCTGCCGGGAAAGGGTCCCAAGCCACATCCGGCACGCAGACTACGGCGTTTGCGGTAAACTCTGCAAAAAGAGCCCCAACCATTTCTTTTGATGCTGTGTACTCTTACATTAGGGCGAAATGAGGTGGTGACATGACAATTAGTAAGCCGACCTTGCCTCCTAAAAAGGGCTATGTAGAGGTTGAGGTTAACGGTAGGCGAACCTATCGCAATGTGGAAACTGGCGAGTTTATTGAAAATGAGGGCGCCCATGTGCCCGTCCCAGAGCAGGACTCCACCGTCTGGGACGAACTGGACGCAGCCTATCAGGAAGGAGTGAACAGCGCCTATGACAGCTAAAGACAGAGTGCTCCACCGTGAGCGTGAGCGCGGCAGAGCTGCCGCTTTGGGTCTGGCTGCCCGTGCCCCTGGGATGGACGGCACGGCGCTGATCGCTGAGCAGGGCCATATTCCTGCGTGGCGTGAGGACGCTGTTTATACCGCCGACCATGTAGGCTTCCCGGTGCAGGACGGTGACCAGGTATATACCATCTTGCAGCCACACACGCCGGCCAACAACCCCGGTGTGCGCCCAGCTGACTTGCCGGCCATCTACTCTATCAAACACACCACTGACCCAAAGAAGGCCAAACCCTACATGGCTCCCAACGGTACCAGCGGTGTGTACATGACAGACGATTGTGCGGTGGAGGGTGGCCATGTGTATCGGTCCACCATCGACAACAACGTGTGGGCGCCCTCCAGCTATCCTGCCGGGTGGGAGGACCTGGGTGCCGTAGAGGAAGTGCAGGGGGTGAGCGAGTAATGGAAGTGAAGATCGAGCACCGCCTTACTGCGGTCGAAGATCGCTGCAAGTCCAACTCACACCGGCTGGAGGAAGTGGAACGGCGGCAGGACAACTTGGACAAACTGGCCACCTCCGTGGAGGTACTGGCTATGAGAGAGGCCGCCGTAGAGAGCGATGTCAAGGAGATCAAGAGCGACGTCAAGGCAATCGCCGCCAAACCCGCCAAGCGGTGGGACGGCCTGGTGGACAAGCTGGTCCTAATCGTGGCCACGGCCTTTGTGACGTGGCTTCTAACTCGGGCGGGGGTGCCTGTATGAAGGACCTGTTGCTGGCCGCTCTGGCGGCCTTTCTGGCAGGTGTATTCATCGGTGGGACGTTGGCCTTTGTAGGGCTGAAAAAGCTGACCCGGGCCAAGCTTGGCAGCGTGACACGGCTTCTGTTCGTAGCTATCGCGCTGTCGGCCATCTCTTGGGTGTTCATCAGCTACGCCATCGCCATCTATTCCACTGTACATCTGGGGCAGCCCTACACCATGGAGGAGCTGTCCAAGCCTGCCATCACCGGCATACTGTGCGTGCTCTTTGCCAAGGTGCTGGAGAATGTATTTGAACACAACGATGGTGCCCTATTCGGGCACAGCAACAAGAGGGAGGAATAACCATGACTGATCTGACCAACATTCTGGAAATCATCATCGCCTTGGTGGTGGCTATCATCACTGCCTTTGTGATCCCCTGGATCAGGAGCAGAACCACCGCTCAGGAGCGGGAGGAGCTGTTGGCCTGGGTGGATATTGCCGTGGCCGCAGCGCAGCAGCTGTTCCACCGGTCTGAGGGGCATGACCGACTGAACTACGCATTGACGTTTTTGAAAGACAAGGGATATGAAGTAGATGAGCCGGCTGTTCGCAATGCGGTGGAGGCTGCGGTGCTGAAGCTCCACCAGCAGTTGGAGGGCGCAGCCAATGACAGCAATTCTTGAGGAGGACCGGGTATGACACAGAAAGAGTTTGATGCTCTGATGGAGAACTGGTTGGCAAGGCAGGCGGAAAAGGGGACGAACCCTTGGGGCAAGATGCCGGAAGCTCAGCACATGGGAATTACGGATGGGCGTCGTCCTCAGAGCTTTGCCACACGGGAAGAGGTGGCGACCATGATCATGGCGGCACTCAAGCACTGGACTGATTGCGCGATCAATATCGTGAAGAACTCCTGAGCCGTTAAAAACGGACGAAAAAAGCAAAGGAAGCCCCCGGCAACCTGCCGGGGGCTTCCTTTGCTTATTCAGTAATGTGGAGTTCTTGCTTCAATGCTGCCTGCAAGATAGCGGATACATTAAGGCCGGCCTTTTCGGCCTCGGAATTGAGCCAAGAGGGCAAGGACACATTGCGGCGTACAGTGCGCCGCTCATTTGCTCGGCGATATGCGGTAAAGTCAATGTCGATCATGGACACTATTTCATCAGCTGCGCAGGTGATGTCATGGGGAGAAGAGGGGGTGGGGATAGCCTTATTGTCGTCCTCCATATCTATGCCCATAATACCAATTGCATCACGGGCCATCTCGATTGCATCTGCGAGTGTTTCGCCTTGCGTGTTGATTTGGAAGTCTGGAGAGAAGGCCATATAGCCGCCATCTTCAAGTCTGGTAAATATAACGGGAAATACTGCTTTCATATTGCGTTCACTCCTATCTTAGTTTATATTTATTTATTGCGACGGGGGGTTATTTCAGCCCCCGTCGCTTGATGATTGCTTTTGCTACAGCTTCTTTGATTTCTTTTTGTCGGGATATTGGCTCACAGTCGATGCCGTTTGTGTAGATGTCGTGGTTTCCGCCATCACGCTTGAGCCACCAGCCGTTTTGTTCGAGAAGCTTTATCAAGTCTCTACGCTTCATTGTGTGCCCTCCTTACAATCAATATTATACACATTTAGTGTGTATTTGTCAAGCGAATTTCAAAAATATTTTGTGTAAATTTTGTGTATAACAGGAAGAGGGGCAAAAAATGGCCACCGAAAGGTGGCCTTCATCACGGACAAATATTCGGTTGCCTTGATTGCAGTCGTATTGCTGAAAAAATCCCGCAAACCATTGCAAATGCGGGGAAAAGGCTTGTATGGCATTCAAGAGGTCAGCGGTTCGATCCCGCTTATCTCCACCAAAAAGTCCTGTAACCGTAA